AACATGGAGTTGAATTTATAGATTGTGAATTTATGGGAGATTCTACCATCGCAGCAACAGCGGCCGTAATAGCAACTGCATGTGTTAGTCTTAAATTCAAAAACTGTGTAACAAAAGGAGCTTATTCTGATGCCGTTATTGAAATTGGAGCAGGACAGGCAGATGATTTTGAAGTTGTTGATTGTTTAATTCAAGGAGCTAACATGGGAATTGACATCAGCGCCTCAGCTACTTTTGTGGCTGGTAAATATGGACTGATTAAAGACAATGTGTTTAGAACAACTTTGGCTTGTATCAATGATGGAGAATCAAAATGCTATGTTGTTGGTAACAGAGGTTCAACAGCAGCAGCATCAGGTGTAGCACTTGCAGGAGCAGTTGTGTGTAATATCGCACTTGCACAAGATAACCGTTTTACCACAAGCAGCGATAACAACATTGAGTACCCAGCTTTGGGTTCAATCACTTAAAGGAGTAAAATATGTTGACCAAACTAATCACAGCAGTAACCACAGAACCGATAACTGTATCTGATGTACTTGCTCAAGTCAGACACAATACTTATGACCTTGCAGATAGTGTTACATTAGTACAGAGCATAGCTCCAGGCGCACATGATGTTGGTTCTGAAACAGGAACTTCCGCTGACTTGCTTGGATATAAATCACTTGTGCTTTTAGAAGCTGGTGATTGTACAAGCGGAACTGTTGATGTTGTGGTACAGGATTCAGATGATGATACCACATACACAACTTGGTCAACATTTACTCAGGTTGATGTTGATAATGACAACACTACTTATGAAAAAGAATACACAGGAAACAAAAGATACGTTAAAGGTGTAGCAACTATTGGAACGGCAAGCTGTGAATTTGCAGTAAGCGTTATGAAGTATGCTATAACCTCAAGCGAAAGCGCATTGATTACTGCGAAGATTCAAGCAGCAAGAGAGTATGGCGAGGACTATGCAAAGCAGGCACTAGCACCTCAGACATGGGAAGTCTATTATGATGATTTCCCAAGTTGCGATTTAATAGAGTGGCCTTATGGTCCGATGACCTCATGCACATCTCTTATATATATTGATTCTGATGGAACGGAAACAACGATGGTAGCCGATACAGATTACATTGTCGACACAGACACATACCCAGGTAGAGTATACCTGCCGTATGCCACACACTGGCCATCATTCACACCCCAACCATATAACGCAGTAATACTAAAAGGAGTTTGCGGATACACAGGAGCAGCACCGTATATCTTACCTCACAACTTCAAGGAAGCCTTATTGGTACACGTTGGGTTAATGTTCCGATATAGGGATGAAGAAATCCCCGAAGGAGCTTTGAACACCGTACACAGGCTTTACAAACTAAGGAGTTACAGATGGCTATAAACGCAGGTAAAATGAACATATCAATTACCTTGCAGTCATCTAGTGGTGGTGTAGATACTTATGGTCAGCCAAACAGAACATGGAACGATGTAGTGACTGTATGGGCTGAAAAGAATAACAGAGGCAGCCGTAAATTCTACCAAGCACAAAAGTTATATGCAGAAACAACTGATGTGTTTACAACTTGGTACACTGCAAAAATAGACACATTGAACCGCATTAAGTTTGGGAATCGTTATTATAACATCTTAGGATATGACAACACAGACGAACGAAACCTTGAACTGGTGCTGATAGCGAAGGAGGAAGTATAAATGGAAATAGAACAAGCATTAATGACTTACCTACTTACGGTGTCAGGTTTAACCACATTGGTCAGTAACAGAATATACGCAGAAGAGATGGATGTAAAAATCAACAATAAAATATCAGACATCTTCCCTGCGGTTATATACTCAAAGATAAGTGATGTGAAAAGCGCAACACTTACAGCACAAATGAAACTTGAGCGACCTTCTTTCCAGTTCTCATCAATAGCACTGAGGAAGTCAGTTGCTCGAGCAATATCAAACCAGATAAGAAATGCACTGGTCGACTATCAGGGAACACTGAGCGGTCTTGTGATCCAAAAGATTGAATTGCAAAACGAAGATTCGCTTAAAGAACAATCAACTGATGGAACTGTGCAAGTTTACACAGAAACTTTAGAGTTTCAAATCAACTTTGAAAGGAGTTAATTATGTCAAACGCTAAACACGCTTTCGGTACTACCTTTTCATGGAATAGCGAGGATGTAGCCGAACTGACTGCCATTAACGGCATTGAATTGTCAGTTGATTCTGTTGAGGTCACAAGCCATGATTCCGCTGATTATTACAAGGAATTTATACCAGGACTTATAGATGCAGGAGATGTTGTTCTCGAAGGAAACTTTGATTACACCGACACAGCCGCACAACATGCCATGATAACCGATGCAAATAGTAGAACATCAAGGACGGGAGTTATTACATTCCCATCCGCCACAGGCTCTACATGGACATTTACAGGATTTGTCACAAGCGTCAAAATAGGGGATGCACCCGTTGACAATGTTGTACCGTTTACGGCAACAGTTAAAGTCACAGGCAAACCTACATTTGCAGTTGCAACATCAGCAGGACTTACTACACCATTCTTCTCAATGAGCGAGAGTGCTGTAATTTCACCTGACCCAGCAGCAGCCGTATATTCCTATGTAGCAACCGTATTGACAGCAGTTACATCTGTAACACTCACACCAACAGCAGCAGCAGGAGTAATTACAGTTGCAGGAAATACCGTAGCCACAGGAGTTGCATCAAGTTCAATAACACTTGGAGCAGCAAACACGAACACCGAAGTACTCGTTGTTATAACAGAAACTAGCAAAGCACCAATTACATATACTGTGCTTGTAGCAAGAGCAGCGACTTAAGATTGACTGGGGTGGGGCGACCCACCCCTTTTTAAAAGGAGGTAAAAATGATACCATTTGTAATTTTACAATTAGACAAGGCTTATAATTTACGGTTTGGAATGAGAACAATGCTTGAACTTAAAAAAGAAGGATTGGACGTTTCAAAGAAATTCGACCCATCAATCGACAATATGCTAAAGGTTTTATGGGTCATGTTAAGAAGAGAAAACTCAGCACTCACTATAGAAATGGTTGCTGATTTAGTTGATGATAATGCGAACAACCTTGAAGAAGTGTTTGCTAAAGTAGCAGAAGCTATGGAGGTGGCACAAGATACGGGGGAGTTAAAAAAGGGGAGAAACAAAAAGAACTAAACTTTGACAGCGAATATAAGTATGCTTTAAAAATGGGAATGAAACCATTGGATTTTTGGGAATTAACATATGCTGAATTTTACCACATGATGAAAGCACACCACGAAAATCTCAAAGAAGAGTTCAAAGATACATTAAGATTGGCATGGTATACAGCGGCATTTACAAGAGCAAAGGACTTACCAAAACTTGAAACTGTATTGGCAGATGTATCAGACAAGAAAAAGCAAACCTCAGAAGAGATGATGGCAATGGCAAAAATGTTAAACGCAACACATGGAGGCATAGAGGTTAAGACATGATAAAGATTGATATTATAGGCGAAAAAGAACTAAAAGCGGCAGTACAAAGACTACCGCTTGAAATGCTTGGAGATATAAAAGACGGGTCTGACTATGTGGCTGAGGCTGTTGTGTTGCCTAATATTAGAAAGCATCTTAGAAAATATCACAAGTATTCGCAGACAGGTGAACTAAGCAGAAGCCTATATATTAAAAAAAGAAAAATAAACACATATAAGTCAAACTTAGGGAAAGCTACTAAGTACAATGCGATAGTTGCATTTAAAAGAGATGGAGCTTCTATTGTTCCACTTGAATTAGGGCATAAACTTGTAATAAAGGGTAAAACTGTAAAGATGATAAAAGAACATCCATTCATGCGACCAGGAGCAGATGATAGCCAAGCCACAGTAAACAGGGTAATAATCGGAGCGATACAGAAAACAATAGCAAGAATGGGAGGTCTTAAATGAGTAGTACAATTAGAAGCCTCGTAGTAAGAGTTGGGGCTGACCTTTCTAGATTTAACAAG